TTTCGGCTATCTCATTTAAACCAATCGTGAGGTAACGGTGAGTGTTTTAAAACGGATTGCAAATAATGAGCCGTACCGTGGTCAGCCTGGTGTAACTCCACGCACCTTTGAAAAAGACGAACGTGGTTTGAATAAAATGCCAAAACCAGAATCCCTTGGTGCTCCAAAGAGCGGCAGGGTCATCCACACCATGGCTAAAGGCTCTACCAGCCCCCTCCGTCACGAAGTATCTAGTTATGGTGACATGCACACTATTCATACATATGGTCAAACAGCAAAAGGTGAAGCACGACTTGGATCATTTATGACTGACCAAGAACCATCCCTTGCAAATGGCTCATTTAGTTTTGGTGGCGGTAATACTTTTGACATGGCTACTGGTCAACAGTTTCCTCAAGGCGCCCGTCATGAGAACGTAAAAATGACACGAGATTGGAAAAACTAACTATGGGTATCTTTAATAAACTTCGTGGTGGCGGTGACTACCCAAAACAGGTGGCACAAAAAACACAATTTGGTGAGCCTGGGCGCATGCCTCCTGGACCCCCTGCTCGTCCAAATACAAAGGGTGGACCTCCTCCTATGTCAACGATGAGCCAAGCAGATAAAGACAACAAAGGCATTAAATTAAAGATTGAAAGTACTCGCATGACAGCCGACCAACATCGGATGAGTGGTGGTCACGCAAGTGCTGACACTTACTATCGTAGAGCCGATGAGATGGAAAGTCGTTTGAAGCAAGGCGCTCCTCAACTTGACGATAATGCGATGTCTAAAATTAGACCATCACAAAACTTGCGTGATAAGCCAGGGAGTGGTTGGGGAACCTACTAATCCATGGCTCGTAAAGACCACTTTAATGCTGGCACCTCAGCGTCACCCTCCTTTAAGATTTGGGACATGCCCAACATGTCACGAGGCAGTGAAGAGCCAACGGAACGAATAGTTCCTGAGATACATACTCCTGCACGGGCACCTGGAACTGACGGTCCTGATGATAAAGGCTACGAAGCAAAACTGACCAGTAGTGTGAAGATGGAAAGTAACAAACCTATGACGGTACGCCGTCTTGGCGAAGTAGGTAGCGCTCGTATTGCTATCCGTCAACCTAATTCTCGTATTGTAGAAGGTAAAGAGAGCCGTGGTATCTCGGTTACATCTCAATCAGACTTGGAAAAGCAACACCCATACGCTATTGGGTCTGCCCCACAACTTAGTCCAGAAGATGGACAAGCCCGTCTGGATGCTTACTTTACAGAACGTGATGTTTCACTTGCCGCAGACAAGAGTAAGAAAGCAAAAGCCCGATCACAAGCCCGTGCTGCACGAAAACAAGCACTGTTGCCTAATGCACAACCTTCTAAGAGGACAAAGAGAATTGCTAAACCTTCAATATCAACTGATTCCAGTTTGGTAAAGAATCCGCAACCTACTATTCCTAACCCTAAAGCGCCAAAACGCAAAGAGAAGTAAGCATGGCTTCCAAGAAGCCTCGTAAGCCCTCAGTAGGGCGCACCCCTGCACAGCACTCTGGTGAACGTGGTGGTGCTCGCTACCACATCCGTCCAATTGAACCAACTGGAGGAGGTACAATGGGTGGTCTGCTTACACCAAGTGGACAAGGTCAGGTGGGCGTGTGAGTAAGAATACTTTTACATCATGGATGAGTCCCTCGGCACCTCCAGGCGGAAACACCCAAGCCGACTTTGGTCCATCACCTGTATTTCGCAATCAAAAAGACTGGCAACTCTCGGGGTACCAGACAGGCGCTGACACACAGTATCCAGACGGATACCTAGGAACCATGTCGGCTAACCGCCGACAAGACAAGATCCTTGGCTCATTGAGCCGTATGAATGCTCGTCAGTATTCTCGTGGTGTGCACAAAGGTGAACGGATTAATGCGGGCGATTACATCTGGCCCGATGAGTTTAACTTGTACACTGGACTTCAATTACAAGCACAAGGTAAGAAGTTTGCCCCACCTGGAGCCGAGCCTATTCGGCTTACCAATGACGGCAAAGTCGGACCTCGTGGTATTTCTCGTGACCAAAAGCGTGATGAGGCAACAGAGTTAAGCCTTCAGCGCCAGTCACAACTTAAATCACTAGCACCACCTTGGAGATAACTCATGGCACATGATCACAGAATGAACTCAGTGGGTGAGCCTTATCTCAATGAAAAAGCAAAAATGCTACAAGAGGCTCGGAATAGCCATAGGGAATATCGCATACACCTTGGATACCCACGTGCAAATGAAACAAACGGAACTGAAAAAGAAAATATGATGGCTCAGGCTTGGAATTCTCGTCAAGATCAGCGTAGGAGAATGATGTCAACAGAAAGTGAGGCTTACTAATGGCTGACGGAATAAAGAACTATCAAACCTTTACGGGCGAAGGCGAAGAGCCTTCAGAGAACACCTACGAAGTACAGTCACGTAAAAAAGGTGGCAAGTATCAAACACACTTGACCACCAACAAAGAAAACCAAGCCATGATGCATTACCAAGGTCGCAACGTAGGCGCTGGCTACACCAAGCGCATGATGGTTAACGGAAAACTGTTCAAAAGGACGTTTGGCTGATCATGGCTGGCGGAAGAGATTCAGGCGGTGACGGCGCCCGTGTTGTAGACATGCAGGCGTGGAAGAACCGTAAGCGAGCAGAGATGATGCAAGGTCATCCATCTACCATGACTGGTGGTGGTGGTAAGAAGCCACCTAAGAAGCCAAGAACTCGTACAGGCGATGACGGTCACTATGAAAGCGCCGACGGTGGAATGTACTACAACACTAGGAATGATGACGCTAACCCATACGGCATGAAGCGCCCTAACTCTGATTGGTACAAGGATTAAATATGGCTAGTGAATACGACGATCCATTTGCCAGTACCCCTACAAGTTCTAGTAGGCGTAATTCATTATTGAGTGGCATGAAAGACCATGTGTCTAACGCAGTGTCACAGCACCTTCAACCACTAGCACAAAACACTTTTGATGCGGCTAAACCTCTTGCAGAGAATGCATGGGCTAACGCTTCAGAATACGCAACCAATAATCCTGACAAAGTAGAAGACTTCGCAGGTAAGGCTGGTGGGTTACTTGGTGCTTCCATGGGAGGACCACTCACGGCTAAGTTAGGTAAAAAAGCAGGAAGAAAACTAGGGCGTGCGCTTTCTAAGAAGGCTCAAGAAACACAACAGCCACAACAAACACAGAGTGGCTCATCTAATACGACCGCTGACTGGGATCCGTTCGCTTAACCATGTCCCAAAGTATCCCTAATGCCAAACCATGGCAGTCCCACACGGAGACTCTGGTTGACAACGCCTTGAGGTCGGCTATCTCCGATCCAGAGAGCATCCGTAATATTCGCCCTAACCATCCTCACCAGTTATTTGCTCCACGAGAAGGATACGCAAAGCAAACAATGGGTATAATGGACGTGTTAAACATTGACCGTTACACCGCTTCCAACCGTTCTTGGGTCTCAGGGGCACCTGTAATGTTCCGTGATGGCACATTTATGGAAGAGAACTTCTCTAGTTCCAGCCGATATTCAATGCAGAGTTTGGGGTAGTTATGGCAGAGAACGATTACATTGGCAATATCCAAACTAATCGTTGGAACTCGCTTAACCAAGGTTACCTTTCACGAACACCTTCTTGGATGCAGGGAGAGTTTAAACAAGGTCCACGAGTAGGCACTCAGCGCTTCCGTGCTACTTCGTCTGGTGCTCGCCTTGATTGGGGACAGGGTGACACTTCACCAAGAGTCCACGCTTTTGGCGCAAAACCAAAAACACGGTCACAGCGTTTAAATCAATCACAAGATTCAGATCAACCCCAACAACCAAGTTTTCTTTCAAACTTAATTACAAAGCGTGCTACTTCTCGTGCAATGGGACGAAGCAAAACATCGGAAGAACAAACATCGGAAGAAGAAATTTACTAATGGCTGGTTTTTGGAAGGATGTGATGGCTGCGGCAATTGAGTCCACACCTACAGGGCAAGCCGTTAGTCAGATTAAGCAAGCCGCCAACGATTACAACGCTGCTAAGAATCCCCCACCTCCAGCACCACCTACGCCATTAACACCCCAACAACAAACAGCCGTTGCAGGTGCCCAAGCAAATAAACAACGCCCTCTTGTTCCTATGTCACAACCTGCGGGTGCTCCACAACCAAAGGCTATTACACCTTTTACTCGTCCCTCAATAGGTATGTCTAAAGGGGTACGCCCACTTCTACCAGTACCCACTCCTAAAGTTTTCACTCAACAACAACAACAAGCGATTACTGGCGCCCAAGCAAATAAACAACGCCTTAACTTACAAGTTGCACAACCTTGGAGCACAGAACCAACTGCTTCTCCAGTGGCAAAGTCACGCACACAAAAACGTCCAAGCAAACGTGGTCTAGCACCACAGGCTAAAGTGGCTTTTGCTAGGTTGCATGAACATTTTGATAACCAATAACCCTCATAAATGATAGGATTGTATTATGGCTGTAAATGACTCTCGCTCAATGAACAATGATCTCCGCCTTGGCTCCAAGGACGGTAAGTTCAAGAACACCACACCTGACCGTGGCGGTGACCTTGACCCAACAGATGCCAGTGTTCGTGCTATGGAACTCCAAGCACAATACGGCGTTGTAGAGCGCACACCCTTGGCTAACGCCCCCGAAGCACACCTACACCGATAAGGACTAACCATGGCACACGACCACCGCATGAACCCAGTAGGTGACAACCACCTCACTAGTAAACAGTACATTGCCATGCCCCCAAGCAATCACCCATTGGCTGGTGTGAAGTACGAAACTAAAGAAGACGGCGAACCTGACTACTTGGCTACAGCCGAAAAGTACAAAGTAAAAGGTGCTTCATCACCCTATGGCGCAATGAGTTCACAAGAAGATTGGGCATAACCATGGCTAAAGGTAACGAATCAGGCAGAGACCCACGCCGTCAAGTTGGTCGTTCTGAACTGACACGCTTTAAAGGCATGGTTACTCAACAACTTCTGGACGAGCATAAGCATGTTAATCAGTATGCTGACATGCAAGGATCGGGCGTTTCCCCTATCAGTGGTAATAGTGTTATAGAGCCAGATTTAACACCTGCGATTGCGGATGCCGTAGATGCTCGTATCTCTAACTACCGTCAAGACCGAGGAGCAGGCGGGCGGATGGAAAAAGATACCGCTCGTGAACTTGGTGCTCGCTTCTCACGGCGTCAATACTTTGGTGATGGGGACTGGGCTTAATAATTTGTAGTAGGCTTCGGCTAGACCGAAGTTAGGAGCACAACATGGCAGCAGACGACCACCGTCTTTTAGTATGCAAGACCCACGCCGTTATGTGGAAAATGAAACCATATGATGGACCCGCCGAGTACGACCAAGAGTTGCGTGAACTCTGTGATCGCCACAATGCACAAGTACCTGATCCGCATAACTGCAACGCAGTCATTTATCGCACAGATGCAGAGACTGCTAAGAAGTTGGACTCAGAGACCGCCATTAAGAGTGACTTGGCAAAGAATGATGTATTCATTCGTGACACCCGAGACGAACTTAAAGTAGACGCTCTCAAATGCTTCAGCCGACACAACCGACCTAAAGATGGTTGCATTGACTGGTGCATTGACTCCAAGACAATTGGACGCAAGACAGGTATCGCCAAAGACAAGAGACAATACCTTTGCATGTATTGCCCAGCCGCCGAACACTACGCCCATCGTGAGCGCATTGAGATGGGTCTCTACGACTGATGATCATCGTGGCACTTGACGTTCTGTCATTGCCTAGTCTTGTAAGTGATGACGTTGGCGCAAGGCAACCCATCCCTGAAGGTAGGAAACTATGGAGCACACTCTTCACTGCATACAGCGGTCGCATGTCTGTGTTCGCCCCAGGTGTTACTAATCAAGATGGATGCCTCAGTTGGTTAAAGCGTGAAGGCTTCAAAGCGTCCACTGTTGATTTCATTTCTGAGAATACAGTTGAAGATAAAGTTGCAAGAATTCAGAACTTACACGCCGCATATGGTCGTATCAATTGGTACATTGATGTTGATCCCAAGGTCGTAGCACGGGTAGCCCACAACGGGATCCCTACACTACTAATGACAGTGCCCGACACTGTTAGACCCGAATGGTCTGAGTCCCGTTTCAAAAAGGAGTGGGGCGCAATCGTAGAAGAATCAGATGCACAGGCTCTAGCAAGAGCGGAAAGGAACTGGACAGATGTCTAAAGATAATGCAAAAATGAACTTTGATGAATGGCTCAAAATTGGTATGGAGAAGAAGTTCGTAGGACCCCCAGTGTGTTCAACACACGATGGGATACCAACCACTGAGGACGAAGACGGAGTATGGGACGAAGGCGGAGACCCCTGTATTCATGTCTTGCGATGCTATGTAGATGAACTAGAAGCACTACTTGTAGAACAGAACCACAGTGCTTCAGTTTGGCGCAAGGCTGGTTGGGAAGACGAACCAACCGAAGAATGAAGATCTTCTTTGGCGGAGCGGAGAAGGGGTCATACCGAAAGATGCTCGTGAATGCGGGCGTGCAACGCTATGCCCTCAATTTGACTCACTTCCCAATCCCCAAGAAGAAAGAACTGGATCTCTCTGCCCTCTTTAACGGCGGAGACATCATCGTGTACACCTCTGAGAATGATGAGGACATCAACCGTTTTGACACCTTTGTTAGAGACTTTGCAGACTCTCTGCACATGGTTATCGGACGCCCCGATTATGACGGCGCTTGGCTTGGTGAGAAATACTACCCATTGTGGAATGATGAGAATGATCTAGAGCGCTTGGCTTGGCTCTGTCAAAAGTACGGGCGAGCGGCGATCAGTGACAAGGCGGTCACAGGAAAGAACGTGGCTCGGATTGCATCCATTGCTACCCGTTGGAGCGCCAAACTAATAGGCATCACTTCTAAGCCCGACCTCATTGAGCGTATCCAATGGGATATTGTCATCGTAGGTTCTTGGACAAGCGCTATTCGCTACGGAGAGACACAGGTATGGGACGGTCACGGCTTGCGCAGGTACCCAGCACAGCAGAAAGAGTCCGCCCGCCGAAAGCATCGTGCCGACATCACCAGACTTGGAATTGATTTTGATGCTGTAATGGATGACAATGTATCCGCCGTTGGAACCCTTGCGATTGCCTCGTGGCAACAATGGGAGACACATACTTTTGGGGGCTATGACCCGATGAATACCGATGATGAGCAAGAGTTCAACCCACCTGAAAAGGATGGAATAGTTGCTATTCACCCTGATACCCATACCCCCACTTTTCTGGTTCCTGGGGGGTCAACTATTGCTATCAACACCCCAAACAAGCGGCACGAGAGTGACCGTGTATTGCTACCAGTAATGGGCATAGAAGCGATCACATCATTTGGCTCGCAAACCGTTGATACTGAAGGGGAATCTATAGAAGTTGACCCTGAAAGAGTGAACGTAATTCGTTACAATGCTGACCCTTTACGACAATGCGATAATTGCTATTTGAGTAACAGATGTCCACAATTCAAGGAACATTCAGAATGCGCATTTAGGTTGCCGATTGAGATCCGCACAAAGGATCAATTACAGTCCGCCATGAGAGCGCTTATTGAGATGCAAGTAGGTCGTGTTATGTTCGCACGCTTCGCTGAAGAACTAGAAGGACAAGGTCTTGACCAGTCACTCTCCAATGAGATGGACAGGTTCTTTAACCTTGTAGATCGCTTCAAGGACATCAATGACACCCGAGACACCATCCGTTTAGAGATGGAAGCCCGAGGTTCTAGTGGCGTATTGTCTCGCCTCTTTGGTGCCAAGGCTGGAGAAACTAACCGCATGCTAGAAGGTGGCGGGATGGGCAGTAGCGCAACCAACGCTCTATATTCTGAGATACTGGATTTGTCCGAAGATAATTGACAGAACTAAGAATTGAAGGTATTTTATGTTGAAACGTCGCATGGTGTGGGCGTACCAGTACGAGACAGAAACAATGGACGAAAAAGGGCGAGCGATTAAGGGCACAACGCTTGCACTAGAACCTAACGAAACAAAGCCAATCCGTACCGCTTGGTACTTTGCGAAGGAACTTAATGGACAAGATTACGGATGTAGCAATTGATCTAGACGGGGTTCTTTATCCGTTTGCTGATGCCTTCCGTAAATACTGTATTAATGTTCTAGGTCTATCTTCTTCTAAACTGCCTTCCCCAACTACTTGGGAGTTCTATAAAGAATGGGGCATGCACAAAGAAGAGTTTGAAGAGCACTTGCGTGTTGGTTCTCGTGACCACAACCTCTTCAACAGCATGCCCGCAGAATACAACGCTGACTATGCATGGAATAAGTTTCGTGAGATGGGCATCACTATCCATGTCATGACTTACCGACCCGTAGAGGCTCACGAACAAACACGCCAATGGCTAGACACTCAAGGACTCACTCCTGATTACTTATGGTTCCCTAAAAGCAAAGGTGACACCATCCGAGAACACGGCGGTAACTTCATGGCGATTGACGATCACATTGATAACTACTTAGACATGAAGAACGCTGGCGCTCTCTCAGTGCTACACACACAGCCATGGAATACCCATCACCAAGATGCCCTGCGTGTTTCAAACATGCGTAACTTCGCTACCCTTTTAGACATCTACAACACAGAGACAGAGGTATACCTATGATGAAGCCACCCGTATTCAACAACCGCACTGATGTGCTTACCGAAGCAGACATGCTTATCAATGGTGAACGCAACGATAGTTACGGTGACCCTATTGATGACTTCTCTACAACAGCGGACTTCTGGACTATCTACTTGCGCCGTATTGTTGATCGCCGTCAAGAGTTCTTTTTAAAGCCACATGATGTTGCAGTAATGATGATGCTCCTAAAGACATCACGCCTTTCATGGAGTCCCGAGAAGCGTGATCACTGGACAGACAGTATTGGTTATAGCGCTTGTGGTTGGGACTGTGTCGTTCGTGAGGAGGGCTTGCCTGATGCTACACAACAATAACGCTTACACCGAATGGCTTGAAGAGAAGAGAAGAGAAGACCTGCACAAAGAAAGTCCACGAAGTAGAGACGCTCGCCGTTATAAGAGCATGATGGACATAGAATTAGAGCGAGAGCGCCAGCGTCTTAGCAATGCTTTAAGTGCTATCCCACAAATGTTGGTGCAAGATAAAGCACCTACCGTTGCTGAGTTTGCAAACAAAGCAGAATTATCCATGGCTGAAGTATTACTAGACAATTGGGATCAAGTTCTCCAACTTGTTGTTGTGAACGAGAAACTTAAAGGTGAGGTAAGTAAATTGTTACATCAAATAGAACAGATGAGTACCGCCATTTATAGTGCAGTTGAGTCCGCCATTCGTCCGATGCGAGATACACGCATCAATGACGCCTCACCGTCAGACGATTTCTAATTGCCTCAGTTTGAAGATGATTGGAGAGAGCAATCGCTCTGCAAAGATCGTCACATTGACTTATGGTACCCACCACTAGATACAGATGTCCCCGAGAACTATTACCTTGTGTCTCGTGTTGTTTGTAGGCAATGCCCTGTTTGGAAAGAATGTCTAGACGATGGCATTGATGAGAAGTGGGGCATGTGGGGAGGACTCACACCACAAGAGCGCACTGCACTAGTCGTGGAGCATCCGAAAGCAAGTGTCTTGCGTCCGCATGGAACATGGATGCGCTACAGACAAAGTTGCAGGTGCACAGAATGTGTGGATGCTGAGTCAAAAGAGATTAATAAAATAAATATTGAGGAGATCCCTAAAATGGGGACAACCCCGATTGACTTGGAGATGCTTAAGTTTAGGTTGATTCCCTCTTAACGCAGGTAAACTAGAAGGGTAACGCCCATAGAGTTCTTCACAGAATGCTGTGGGCGTTTTGCTTTATCCGCCTATCAAGGAGAAACTATTGTTAGATCGCACGCTAGTTATTATTGGGCTTACCTTTACATCAGTACTCACAATGCTGTTGGGGTTAGCACCAAAAGAACCAACGCCCGAAGTAGCAAAAATTACCTTTATTGATGTCACACCATTCCTCCTAGAGCCACCGAGCACTACGAGCACCACCTCAACATTGCCTGAGGTAATTCCAGCAGGTATACCAACCGATCACACAAAACGATGCCCCAAGTGGGAAGCCAAGTTTCGTGAATACGGTCTGCCAGTTAAGGCATTCTCATACATCGCCTATAGAGAAAGTCGGTGTAACTCACAAGCATGGAACCGCTATAAAAACGCCAACGGAACACAAGACCTCGGACTCGTTCAGATCAACTCCAGTTGGAAGTCGGTCACTCGCAACATCTGTGGTACAGGCATCAAAGGACTCTTTGACGTTGACTGCAACTTGTCAGTGGCTCGGTACCTATATAAAAACGGTGGACTCGGTCACTGGAGTCTTTAAAGGGTAGTGGACACATCGTACACACACCTGTAGGATGTACTCATGACAACAAACCTACAACCCGAACACCTCTTGGGCACCAGCGAACTCGCTGTTGTGCTGGGTGTCAGTAAACAACGCATTCACGCCTTACGAAAGAACAAGAAGTTCCCACAGCCCATTGCTAACCTTGCCTCCTCACCCATCTGGGACAAACGAGAAGTCATTGTATTTCTGCAAGAATGGCGTCCATGGAAGATCACACAATGAGCACAGACAAGAAGATCAAAAGAAACTATAAGTGTGACGCCTGTGGTGACGAACTCACCCTCTTTGTAAACCCTTCAGTTCCTCCCGTGCATGTCTGCAAGAAGCAGTCAAACCGCTCAGTTGAATTCACGGAAGTTCAATGAGGATCGGGGTTGCTAGTGGTGACTTCCTGTCCGCTCAGAAGTCCGCAGATGGTGAACACCATTGGGGAGGTTCGGGCTGGGCACGCTACGGTCAGTACATTGGTCGCCTTAACTATGAAGTAGTTGTAGGTGTGCTCACATGGCAGACCGATCACTTCTTTATCAAGGATGAACACGACAATTTGATAGATGTTGACTGGGTCTTTATGCAACGCCTAATGCATGAGAATCTTCCCGAGCACATTATTAAAGCAAAACAGTATGGGCAGGTTGTTGTGAACGACTTAGACGATTGGTACTGGGGTCTTGACCCATCTAATGATGCCTTCGCATCTTCACATCCAAAGTCCAACCCAAAAGAGAATCGCAACCATTACAAATCTATTATCGCCGCCAGCACAGCCGTAACAGTGTCTACTCCATACCTTGCTGATCGCATCAAGCCATGGGTTCGCTGTCCAATAGTTTTATTGGAGAATACGGTAGAGGTCAATCGTTTCACCCCACATATTCACACAGATAGTTCTGTACCTGTAGTCGGGTGGGTTGGTGCCACGAGCCATCGCTCAGGAGACCTAGAGATTTTAAAAGGTGTTGTGAACCCACTCATTGTTTCAGGTGACATCAAGTTTCAACATAGCGGTCACTACGCTCACGCAAATACTGTTGCCAGCAAGTTGGGACTACACGATGATCAGGTGACTGTTTTGCCAGCCGTTGACGCTACTCAGTATCCTTCACTGCTCAACATGGATGTCGGTCTAGCACCATTGCGGGACACTCCATTTAACCACGCTAAGAGTGACATCAAACTTCTTGAGTATTCTGCCTCGGGCATTCCATGGATTGCTTCCTCGTTGTCGGCGTACGAGGGCTTGCGTAAAAAGTGGGGGATTGGTAGGACTGCGAGTAAACCTCAGCAGTGGCTCAAGCATCTAGCGGATCTTCGTGACCCTGCTAGGCGAGCGTATGAAGGTGAAGCCTTAAGAGAAGCGGTGTGGGCACGAGACATTGAACTCGGCACACACCGCCTCAACTCATTTATTGAAAGTATCCTTTAGTTTCATTCGTTGTTCGGTGGTCAAGTTTGCTATCTTCTTGCCACCCCATATTCCATACTGGATGTCGTTGTTGATGGCAAAACGAAGGCACTGGATCCGCACAGGGCACCCTTTGCATATCTCTATGGCTTCTGCTTCTGCCTTCTTTACGGCAATAGTTCTGCGCTCGTAGAGTCCAGCAAACCACTTGTCGGTGCCTTCTTTACGGCAAAGAGCAAAGTCTCTCCATTCCCCTACTTCAGGGAACTTCAACCCGTGAGTGTCTACATTCCACCAAGAGTCAGAACGGATGTCAGTGGGGGATTGCTCCCCCACTACTACCTCGGACATTACGCCATCACCACATCGTGGAGCGTACGGATGACTTGGCGATCAAACTCATCGCCCTTGCCATTGAGTGCGTTGAGTGCATTGCGCTCAACACGGCTCTCCGCTTTGCCCACGAAGTGTTGCTGGTAGGTGTTGAATGCCTGCAATACACCGAGACCAGTTCCCATCCAAGGCGCTACTCGTGGATCGTTCTTGTACAGGTGTCGTACGGCTTCTTGCTTGTTCTGAGCACGGCTCACGGACTGTGGTCGTGCATCGGCGCCCACAACTGTTGGCATGAGGCGCTCTACGATGGCGTCCCACTCTGCTGTGGTCACAACCATGCTGGACAGACGCTCAATCTCGGCGCCGAAGTCCTCTGCCATGGTGTGAATGATGCCGAGGGCATCACGGATGCTCTGCACACGACCGTTGCTGTTCTTGCTGTGTCGTGTCTTGAACTGACTGCCATCCTCGGAGAGCGCTCCAGCAAGCGTATTGTCACAGACCACGGCGGTGATGCACCGTTTGAAGGTAGTGGCGAGAGTTCCGTTGTGGCTCGTTGTTGCCAACAAGTGTGGACGGAAGTCAAACCCAGCCTTGGTGCTGATGCTCTCAGGCATCTCAATGCTGACCCAAGCGACTCCACCGTTGCGAAGCAAGCCCGCAGAACCAATCTGCAAGTTGCTGTCATCAATGACATTGGACACGGTGTCCAGCAACCATTCATCGTATTGGTGGATGGCGTAGGTGTCTTTGAAGAGACCGAGAGTCTCGTAGGTGTCGTTACGCACGATTGCCTTGCGATCATCTTGTGGGATGAACTTCATGGCACCTTCAGTGGCGCTTCCCAAGTCAGGGACTTGCACGAACACTGGTGCTTCAATTGCCTTCCAATGGAAGAGTCGGCGCCTTACATCGGACACTGGAATCGCTCCCGTGTAATGATTTGGCTCACCATGCTGGAGTTCCTTCTTTGACCACCATGCTTCGCCACGCTTCTCTGTGAACCCCACGAGGATATTCCCCGAGTTGAGGTATTCGTATGTTTCTTTGCTCATTGCATTCTCCTTGTTAGTTTGATTTGTTTGGATATTCGTACCACGAAGATAAATCTACCTCCGTGTATTGCTACTCACAACTTCTATTTAATTTATTTACGATTTGCTTTTGAGGTTAATGACTTGCCCTACTTGTAGGAGCGTGCCGTATTCATCCACGAGGTCATCCACGGCTGTGGCTATGTTGCCCCAGCAGTACCTGTTAGCGATCTCCCATAAGGTGTCACCCTGATAGACGGTCACTGGCTGTGTGTCACACGAGTAGGTGTTCATCCTTCTGTCGTAGTCACGGTAAGCCCACACGGTGAAGCATAACCCTGCTACTACGAGCAGAGCAATGAATCCCCGAGTGACTCTTTGGTTGCTGACTTGATAGTTGTTTCTCATAGCGTGTTCTCCATCTCTCGGTTCTTAAATGCTTCTTCGTCTCGCTCTTGCTTGTCTAGGTACTCGGCGTAGTCAGTACCTGATGTCACCACGGCACCACAAGTACATGTGGCTTCACCCTCGGTGTCATCGGGGTACATAGATACAAACTCATCCCATAAACGACCGCACCCAGTTTCACAAAAGAAGGTGCACTCTTGATCTATTACATCCCATGGCGCCCACCCACCAAACGGTCTACGCCGACTCATGACAGAGCCTCGTAGAGTTCGTCAAACTCGGCGTCCAGCCATTCTTTGAATGCCTTTGGCTCAGGTGTGAGCACCGAGATGCCCATGCTGAACACATTACTTGTGGGGTCAGCCACGATGGCTACAGCCACTGGTGGTACCACTTCACCCGTGAGAACTGAGTCAGCCCACTGGTTGAAGGTTGCTTTGCGCCGAGCGATGGGGTCATCCCACCCTCCAGTTGTCCAGCCATTCATGACATCTGTCCAACCTTCAATGGTGGTCTCGTAGTGCCCACGCCACGCATCACTGTGAATGTACTCACGATTGATGGTGATCTTAGATCGGTACATGTCATCGCCGTATTCATCCATGCGAATATGATCTCCGATGTAGTACTTGCGTACTACGCCGTCATCCACAAGTTGCACAGTTGAAGAATGATTCTGATCTGACTCGTAGCAACCCCAGCAGAGGTAATCCTCTTTGACGGTGCTCCATCCGAAGTCACCTTCGGCGTCCACGATCTCCTCGCATTCACAGCATTTATTCTCTGTGTCTTCGCTCATCATTCTGCTCCTTCTCCGTAGGTGTCTACTTTGATTGTGATGTCTTCATCAAACTCACATGGAATTGCTGTAATGAAGTAACCGATGCGATTGACCATGTGCCAACCATCAACGATGTATGAGCCGTCATTACCATCTACCCATGTCCACACCTTGTGTGGCTGGACGCTGGCAACCTTCATGACATAGTCGTACTCGGCTCCGTAGGTCTCGTACATGACTCCACCCTCATCGTCTGTCCCCCATGATGCATCTTTGTCAAGATGATTCATGACGGGCTTGTACTTGTCTTCCCACTGCTCCACTGTCATTGTTACTACTGTTTTATTCATTTGAACCTCCTCAGATTCTTTAACTTAGGGGTGTGACACAGTGTCTTCACCCCGTGGATGCTCTACCCCGATCAGTGGGCAGAGCACCCACGGGATGACACCAGCCGAGGCTGATGGCACCCTATTACTGTCTCGTACGAGTCTCTCAGGACTCGTTTAACGAATTACTGCTCGCCCCCACAACGGCAGTTGCCATTGCATGGGGCGAACTGTGTTTGCCGAGCATCCCAGCCGTTGTCAGCACATTTGACACACCTCCACACATCTGAAGGTAGATCAGGCGCTGGTCTGAAGTCATGGTTGCACATGATCGTCTCTGTGGGATTCTCTCCCGTGCGCTCCCAATATTCTTGGAGACTTCTCATACGAACACCTCTGCTTTAATGATCTTGGCGAAAGGCACTTCAATTTCACGGAATTCACCTTCGCCATGGTGCGGGCTGTCCTCGGTGAAGATCACCACTGATGTATCGGTGATGTCCATGACATCTCCGATGTACACCCACTGCTCTTGTGGGTATATCTGCACGAGGAGTTCAACCTGATCACCGATGTTGAGACTCAGTGTGTCCATTAGTAGTACTCCCCATCGTCAATGAATGACTCAAGGTGATGTGAGTCCACGATTGCCCACGCTGGAGCCAGTGGTTGCCCACGCCACAACACACCCTCAGGGAGTGTGATGTTGACATCGGTATCTCCTGCACTCACATACTCAATTGCCAGTACGCATGCATCAAGCATGCTCAATGGCACTGATGGGTAGTGATTGGATGTCAGGTGCCACGAGAGCGCCTGTCGTAGTTCAATGAGACCGTCCACGACAGCCTCGTTCATTCCCATTGCATTCATGCTTCCCATTACTGTGCCTCCTTTAAGGCTTGTTGATTAATTCGTTCTTCTGCCAAGTTGAGTGCCAACCTCACATAATTAAGTTGCTTCAGTGCTAACTGTGAATCACCGTTCATAAACATGCGGAACGCTATTTCGCTTCGCATGTTCATGAACTTAGCGATCTCAGCCATTGTCATCTCATGAGTCCCAGCCATTACTCTGCCTCCTCGGCTGTCCATGGTGCTTCAAAGCCCACGCTCTCTTTCCATTTGAGCGCAACTTCTAGTTCGTCCTCATCAAGGTGATAGAACTTGTCAAAGGCTTCTGCCTCGGATCTCGCTTCCACCTCGTAGCCATAGTCAATGGTCTCGTTAACTCTTACTATCCACTTACTCATGCCTATTCCTCCAATTCTGCAATTGCTTGTGCAACTGCCTCAATGATTATTTCGTTGTACTGATCCAGTGCCCATGCTCGGGAGTCTGTGTCGTTGACAACGGATTGCCACACACTTGCTGGGATGTCCAGCAGATTGTCATCATCGTCCAAGACAATGATTGAATCCTTATGAAACAAATTCATAATGACTTCGTCATCGGCGTTGAATCGTGACAACCGTTCCATCGCTTCGCTTACTCGCATTATCTGACCTCCTCAGGTCTCAGGGATTAATTAATGTATCGGGCATTGAGTGCCCTCACAACCCACAAACAATGTCTGTGGGCTGTGAGCGCACCATGGCGTGAGCCATGATGCACCCGATCAGGATGCGTCCTCCAGTTGGTATGAGACAACGATGAAGTCTTCACCGTTGTTGCCCATGAGTCCCTTCAGTTGCTCCTCGCCATCTTCGCAGTAGAAGAAGATCCTGTCATCTCGCTGTCCGAGAGAATCAAAGTCTTCGCTGATCTCGTTGTCGTATGAGCCGAACGAGAAGTACCGTTCGTCCTCCACGCCCGAGTCAAACCACTTGATGATTGCCCATGCACCCATAGGTGCTCCGATGTTGTCCATTACTTGCCCTCCTTTGGGCTATTGATCTCTGACATGATGTCAGACATCCACTTGCGGTTGTATTCGTTGATGTACTCAATCGTGCTGAGAACAGTTTGATCTGTGATAGGCACGACTTCGCTTACTGGCTCACTGTGCTCTTTCAATCCTTCAAGGATGTCGTAGAGCATCTCGTTGGCGTATTCATCCAACAGGTTGACCCAAGACATCTGACTGATTGCTTCGCTCCAGTGGTCTGCCGATGGGGCTTCTTGATACCCAGTCTCATCATCAGGAACAGTGAAGTCATTGCGATCAAGCCACCTGATGAGTAACTCATCATCGGGCTGGTACACAGCGTTCAACACATTGATTATTGCACTTACTTTCATGGCGCCTCCTCAGGCATTGTTTACTTCGGCGTTATTGCCTTGTCCCCAGTCCCGATTGAACGGGCACGACCTAGTCGCTGGGGGATACTTACTTAGAAGCCGTTCTCGGCACAGATCACGCCAAGAGCATTTTGAATCTTCTGTTGTACAGCAACATACTGCTGTACGGTTCCGTATGGATAGATGTCATCGTCACCGAGTCGGATGTGTATGGCTTCCATGCCCTCTTCAACCAACTGGTACAGGATGTCTAATTCAGACCCACGGCGATCAATGCCTCCGTTGAGACTTACATTTAAATTGAACATGATTGACCTCCTCAGGTCTCTTACTTGAACATCGGATGATGTTCTGACAATACATTATCGGTGTGACAATGTACTGTCAGAACACCACGGACTTGCGCCCGTGATGCACTGATGGTGTACCTCCGTGAGGACAGAGGCACTCCGATAGTCGCTACTGGCGCCGACCATGATGGCGCCGAGCGCCAATGATCAACCGCCGTTACCGACAATCCCATCAATGAGTGACTGGGTGATACTTCCACCCTCGGCACCCATGTCCTCACCGTATCCCGTTAACACTGCGGATACCGTCTCGTGCTTTGCATTCAACAACGCCCACATACGATCATCAATCGTAGGTGTCGCATCGCTGTTGCTGTCTACAGCCAAGAGCCACCACGCACAGACAGGGTAGACCTGTCCAATGCGGTGTGCCCTGTCCTCCGCCTGTGTGGCGGACGATGGCGTCCACGGCACCTCAGCCATCACGACATGAGACGCACTCGTAAGAGTGAGACCCACACCAGCGCTGTCGTAGTTGCCGATGAACACCTTGGCGTCACCTGTCATGAAGTCATCTACTGACTTCTGCTTCTCAGCATCACTCATGCCACCTACTACCTTGACCACTCCGTGCTGTTGTAATGCATCGGAGAGACCACTGATGACATCCCTGTGATGACCGAACACGATGACCTTCTCGCCTTGAGCGACAAGTTCTTCTACATGCTCAACCACATAGGGGATCTTTGCGATACCGAGTTGGTGACGCAGTGCATTGAGCCGTGTGATGACTTCTGCTTTGGATGCCTTCTGCCATGCCTCAACACCGCCATTGGCGATGACAAAGTCACGGAAGTCATTCTCAGCATGTCGGTATGCCTTGAGGTCAGTATCACTGATCTCTACAGCAACCTGCGCACGGCGCTTGGCTGGGAGTTCCGTCAACACATCTGTCTTGTTACGCCTCACATAGCAGGTGCCACGCAATTTGTCGTTCAATTCAGTTGTGTTCGTTGCTCCGTTGTACATCCAACCCCAACCATTGTGGATGGGTTCGCAGTAACGGAAGAGGAACGCTGACTTGCCACCGAACACTCGGTCAAGTCTGTCAATCAATGACAGAGGTGACACCAGTTCGTTGGGTCTGTTCACGATGATCGTGCCCGAGAGCAACAGCACATACCCTTCAGTCGGAATTGACTTTGCGATGTATGCCACGCCCTTGGTGCGTCCACTCTTAGCGCTCTTCAAGCGATGTGCTTCATCAACGATGAGGCAACCAAACTTACCCGTGAACTTCATTGCCCATGCATTGATGATTGAATCACCAACGATCACGACATCGGTCTTAGGTAGAGCGCCAACCTTGGTGCCCTTCACGATGGCTACAGTGAGCCATGGTGCGAACATCTTCAATTCACGCTCCCAGTTTGTGCGAAGAGATGCAGGTACAACGATGAGGACTTTGTGTCCCTCGTTGTTTGCATTCACTGCGACTGCGATGGCTTGTGGAGTTTTACCAAGCCCCATCTCGTCACCCAAAATGCAACGCTTCTGCTTGATGGCATAAGCGACACCTGCACGCTGGAATGGGTAGAGAGTCTTGGCAAGATCCACGAGGGTCTCGCTGTCGTGTGCACTACTCAGAGCGTGGAGTGAAGCGTCAGGCAATATCGCTGGCGCCACACGATCAAGCCCCGAGAGCATTGCACTCAGTTCTTCTAATTGTGTATTCATGGTCTTACCTCCTCAGGTAATTTGTTAGGGACTTGCGTCCTCGCAACACACGAGCGTACCCGTGTGCTGTGAGCACGCCACACCGTGAGGTGTGACGCCCTCGGGCTAGAAGCCCAACCTGCTTGCGCAGTCATTGCCGATGCCACGCTTGCGTGTCACCTCATCAGTGAGATGCCGACCACACGCACCACACTGCCCGATCTCTTGACCGAACAGCGCCTGTGCTTGCTTACGACCTTCGTCCGTGAGACCTGCAATGCGTTTGATCGCATGCAGAGCACGCTCGCCCGACAACTTCGCATCCGCTTTACCACCAACGACCATGTAGATGCTTCGCTGACCCTTCATGGAAGGATTATGGAAGCCCTTGTTGGTCTTGATGGCGTAGAACACGAGGTCATTGGTGCCCGATGATGTCATCGCATAGAAGCCATCAGCAATGGTGCCGAAGGATTCATTGGTCAACTTGTCGGGGACGATAGCGCTCTCCGCAGAGCAGTCACCTTGCTTGTGGTAGGTAGCCCACTTGCCTGCATTGAGCAATGCGTGACCAGTACCTGTCCGCACTGGATGCCCACAAAGGGCACACGGGTTGGCGTACTTGTTCACGATGATGCGCTCTGCTTTGGGCAAGTGATCTGTGCCCACACGCTTAACTTCAATCTTGCGAATGGAGTCAATGGCGAATGATGCTGACTTGGCAGTGAGTTCATTGAGTGTGTGATCGGTGATGTACTGCTCCACTTGCTCTTCATTGAGACCAAGTGTTGAAGCACGCTCCAATAACAGCGTCTTAATGAACGCCTGTTGCTTTGGTGTTATTGCACCCATGGTGAGAACCTCCTCAGATTCTGTATTAGTCACGACACTCTTGTGTCGCTAGTCCCGTGTTCCGATTGAACGGCACGCCCAAGGCGCACGGGGAATGGTCGGTCACTTGATTAGTAGACCGTCCATGGATCATCTTCTGCATTGCCCGAGTAAAAGTGATGAATGAACTCATCACTGAATCCGCAAGCACTCAAGAACTCTTTGCCATCTGTCACTGTCATGAGTCCTGCATCGGTAGCCGTAGGGAACATCAACTTGAGTACTGAGTACAAGACTGACATCGCAAGTTGTGCACGATCCATATCAGGGATCCCGAAGAACTCCTGTTCTGCTGGTGACATTTGAGCATCAAACTCTCGGTGCTTGTACACGCCCTTGGCAATTGCATCTATTACTGCTTTCATGGTTGACCTCCTCAGGTCTTGTTTTGTATGTGTAGGTGGACTTGCGTCCTCGTGATGCACCCGTTGAAGAGAACCGATGCACCACGAGCACGCCACGACTCACGCCGTGACTGCCCACTGCTGAACGCTATTTGCGCTCAATACCAGTGCCCAATTGTGCGAGCACTTTGCCAACCTCTACTGCATCTCTTACGAAGAGTGTGACAGCGATTAAGTCATTGCCTTCTTCATCACGAACTGTTAATTCAATTGATGAGAAGTGATCAAAATGGCTGAACACCGTTCTGACTGATGACACATTGTGGATATTCGTTGATATTGCACTCATGATTGCCTCCTCAGGCGTTAACTTAGTTGGGCACATTATATGCCCTCACAATGCACGAGCCAACGCCCATGCACTGTGAGGGCATCACGAGGTTGCCCCCATGATGCTCCCGATCATGCGCTGTGATCAATTGAGTGGTCGTACCCCTCGGGGTACCACGCATCACCGCAGGTCGCACAGGTGTAGCCATCGGGGTATCCGATGTCGTACGCCTGCTGGAACCCCAATGCCTTACCTTTTCGTATCGCTTCTGCTTGGTAGTAGTCGGCGCACTCAAAGCACACCAACCCACCATCGTCTAATGCAATACCGATTACGATTGCGTCAATCACGATGCACTCACCTTGAACTTGGCAACGATCGCCTCAAGTAGAGGCTCACCTTGCCTAGCCGTTGCCATGCTCACACCGAGCAGTGCCGAGACTTGCTCTACGAGCGAGTCGTAGTGCGCATCTTGGTCACGAGTCTCCGTGAACGATTCCATCATGCGGATCTGCTGTTCTTCAATGAACACATTCATCGTTTCTTTTGTGTACAGACCAGCGATGTCCTGCGGACGCAATCGGTAGTGAAGATTAGATATCTTCACTGATGGCAGACGCTCAGGAATGATGTCACCGTTGTACGACACTGATTGTTGACGCCCACGATCTAATGTGATCGTGCGCCCCTTCAACTTGGTGACTTTGCGGGTCTTCGTTGATGAACTACTCCACGAGGTGCCAACCTCTACGACATCTTCGTACACCTCGTCAATGACAAAGTAGCCATTGAACTTGGCGCTCATGAAGACCGCTTCGGGACTGACGCTCCGAATTGCTCTAATCTCATCTGCTTTCATGGTTATACCTCCTCAGGTATCTGTATTCACGACACCAACGGTGTCGCTAGTCCCACACTGGCATTGAAGCCCACGCCTGAAGCGTGTGGGGAGGCTCAATCACCCGTAGGTGACCTCACCGAGCACTGCGTATTGCATGACTGAATCAGCGCCGATGGCATCAAGGTCTGCGTGATCCAAGGTGTAACCTTTGGACACGAGTTCACCGAACGCCTTGGCGATGTCATTCACTGATAATGACTTGCGCTTTGTCTTCACATCATCGTCAATGTCGTACGACTCAGGATCTTGGATCCCGACTTTCACAAACTTCAAGTTGTGATTGCTCGGTGTCGTATCCCAGTCGTAGCCATCCACATACTTGAACTCTGTCCACCAACTCCATGTTGTGAAGGATGAACCGAGCACGGCGGACACAAATTCATGTGCATCCACCGAGATAGTGATGTTGACTTTTGTTGCTGTTTCCATGGTGACCTCCTCAGGTCTAGTAGTGAGCGAACGCTCACAGCCCCCAATTGCGATTGAACGCCACGCCTGAAGCGATGGGGCGAGTGACAGGGTCACTCAGCGCCAGTATGAAGTCACTGGATCCACTCCCGCACTGGCGAGCGCTTTGTTGGCGCTCTTCAATGCGTTGTCCAGTTGACGAATGATCTTGGTCATGTACTGGTAACTGGAGCGGTCGTAGAACCCCTCTTCCTTACGAATCTCACGAGCCTGCTCACAGCGATAGGCAACCTCCTTGGCGAATGCGAACACGCCCTCAACGGACAGATTCACTGCATAGGTGTAGTTACCCTCACGCTTGATTACGACTCGGTGCTCGGCAAGAATGAACTCGGCAAGACCTCGGTCACAAGCGTCCACTGATCCACTTTTGATGCCTCGCCCAATATCCTCCAAGATTGGAGTGATGTCGGCGTGCACCGTGTCGGTGAAGCGAACTTCGTAAAGTTTGGTAAGTGTTGTCATGGTTGACCTCCTCAGGTCGTTTTAGTGAGCATGTGCTCACAGTCCCGCATCGGCATTGAAGCCCACGACCAAGTCGTGCGGGGAGGCTGTATCAGCCCTTGATGAATTCCACATTGCGATACCGTGGCTCTGATCGGTTGGTGTGGGGGTAGAACACGATCTCTACCTGCACTGCCGTACGACCGTCACGCTTGGTGATCTCACGATTGTGTAAGACCAAGCCGACCTGACCGCCAAGATCCCCGTAACCGAGTAGGTCACTGATGTATCTCTTCTCGTGACCTCGGATGCTGAAGTCCTTGACGATGTCAAAGCACTCGGAATCGGCACTGATCTCGGGAACTGAATCCCATAGTGCTTTGTCTGCCGATGAAGCCTTGTTCTTGACAATGTCAGCCAAGATCTCAGCGAAGTGTTTAACGATGTCGTAGTTGTGGTTGAACTTCTTGAATCGTTCATCTTTTGTATCCATGGTGTGACCTCCTCAGGTCTATTTGGTTGGGCAAATGCCCACACTGATCACCGACTCACGCCGATGACCACTGTGGGCACCACGAGATCGCTCCCGTGATGCTCCCGACTATCAGTCGTTGTACTCGTTCTCGTCTGCCGAGTATCCCTCGGGCATTGAGACCTTGGGGAAGTACACGACAACTGCTCGTCCCATGCTGTCCGAGCGCACTGATCGGAGCAAGATTGTCCCGAGTGTTTGTGCATTCGCATCAGCCAATTCAAGCCCGAGAATCAAGAATGTTGAAGCCTCGTCCTCGGTCACAATGCCGAGGCACTGTTCTCCGTACATCGCACGACCCGAGTACTGCATGACAGTGCCCGCCTCGTGTTGCTCCAGTATCTCGGTGATCAATTCAAGATCATCTACTGTTAGTTGATATGCCATGGTGTCTCCTCCTCAGGAGTTATTTATTCACGACACGGAATGTGTCGCTAGTCCCCAGTGCGAATTGAATCGCCACGACCTAGTCGCTGGGGGGAATTATTCAGCGCCAATCCGATCGCCAGTCGTAGTGACCGAGCGCCATGTCAAATCCGCAAGCCTCGTAGAACGCAATGCGATCAATGGCGAAGCCAGCGTTGACATACTCGGTGAAGAGATGGTGGCAGACGCCCAACCATGTGAACACATCTCCATCGCTATCGTTGGCGAGCGCCGATTGCATTGCAGTGGCGGTGTGCTTGATAGCGATGTCGGCAATGCTCTTGACGATCTCGGCTGTCTCTGTTGCTGTATTCATGGTGTGACCTCCTCAGGTCTCTAGATGGGCGGAATGCCCTCAGAAGCCACCGACCGAAGCCGATGACCTCTGAGAGCACCACGGGCAGGGGAACCCGTGATGCCGATAGCAACACTTGCTGGACTCAGACAGCAGACTGAACTATCTCAACAGGAGCGGTGCACTCCTCTTGATACTGCTTGACCCCATTGAGAGCCTGCTTGACGCTGGTGTGTCTCATGAATGCCTTGAATGCATCGGCAAGCGTGTTGCTCATGGATGGGAAGGCGTAGTCTTCCATCCATGTGATCTCGCCAGCCTCTATGTCCTTGATTGCATGCTGGGCGGTACTGATGAGTGCCTGCAATCGTTCTACGACATATTTGTCTGTCTGTTGACCGTGTGCCAATTGCCATTCAAGCCAGCGAACTGCTGGGGTGAGTTGGTATGTGTTCATGGTGTGTCCTCCTCAGGACTGCACTGGCAGTGAGCCAGTGGAGCGTGGTGCGCTCAATCAGGGCTGAAGCGGGGGAGAACCTCCAGCCCTCATTGAGCGCCACGAGCAAGCCGAAGCAAGCCCGTGACGCTGAGGAATTTATTGAACCATGTTTTGATTCTGAAGTTGGAAAGGAGCGCCCAAGCAATCGGCAGAACGACAAAGAGCGAGCCGAAGCCCGCCTGCCGTGTGAGCCGATTGTCAAGGAACCGCCGAAGGGGACAAGCGCCTTCACAAACAGTCTTCCACATGGAGGGTACATCTGTCAATAGGCAATTGAATAATTCTTGAGAATCTTTTGAGCCATGCCCCATGGGCTGGAGCGGGCTGGGGGCTGGAATATGGCGCCCCAAGCGACAGCCATCCATCGGATGGAGGAGGAGATACAGGCATTGGAGGGTAGATCAGGAGATGCCCTGAGAAGCGTCAGGATGCGCTGTGGTGCGATGTACAGCGATATGGAGCAATGGGGCAGTGGATAGCAATACAGGCGATCGTGGGGTACTTTGTACACCTACCCATACCCCGCATCCCCTTACCCAGCAAGGGTTATAGCCCTATTCCTAAGCCACTCAGATGCCTCAGGATGCGTTTAAACGCTGAGAACGCCTCATTGTGCCAAAACGCCTCTGCGCCTCTTAGAACGCATTAGGAAGCGAGGGCACATGGGTGGGCACCTTGTCAAGTATTATGACGAATGTCACACGATTGTTACACATGGTGTGACGAACGACACATGTGACGAACGACACATACGAACAAGGGTTCGCCCCCAATGTTCCACAGGATGTTCCACAGATATCCACAGGCATATACACAGGCACCTGTGGATAACCCAGCAAAGCCTTATGGGTGATGGCGAGGGCTGTGGATAACCCCCCATGGTTAAGTGAGGGGCGAACATATGTTTGGGGGTAGGCTTTACCTGGCACCCGAACGGCTCCACCCAAATAGCCCCATTCCAAAATCCGACTGACCACCCAACTCGCCCAAATAGCCCTATACTGAATGAATGGCATCATCGGAGCACCTCAGTCAACAGTTTCGTGTAACCCATGACAAACTAGGTCCTGGATACCATGCCCTGACATTGTCCAACAGGGATAGCAACCATCTCGCTCGGGTTTCTTTTGAAAATCACACCAATGATGACGGTAATTCTCAAATTGACATTGATTACCTAAAAAGCCATCAGGAAGGAAAGGGTCACGCTAAAGCGCTTATGCAACATTTGTATGACCGCTATCCTAAATCTTCTATAAATTGGGGGTTAACTATCCATCCAGCCGCTACCCATTTGGCTGAACAGTTTGAGGACAAGTACTACAGAAGAACATCCTACGAACCCAACCATGACAACGAAGACTAGTGCTTAAGTAAATCATCTATACTTGAGACATGGCACGATACTACCGAGGTAGCAACTTCAACAGAATGAGTGAAGACGGTGACAGGGTTAACTATGTCGCTATGAGTGACAAGTACCAAGAGCCAGAACAAGGACCGAAAGCCCCTCCTGAGAGTTGGAGTCACGACCTAGGAGAAGGTGGCTACCCTGTTGCTCGTATTAAATTAAGAATGGAACAAGGCGAAGGAACTACCGCTAATTTTGACACATATGCCGCTAACCACGGTGGGGTTTCTTTTAATTATCGCAATCGCAGTGGCGGGAGTAAGCCACCCACGGAACTGTTTCATACGGATCCAGATCGGTTAGTGGTTGATTCCGCTTTCGCACACCCAGATATGAGCAGGCATGTTCCTCATTTACTAGCCATTGCCCAAATGGACAACCCACATGTGAAACTGTCCGCAGCCGAAGATCTGTCAGGATACTCCAGTAGATTGTCAAAAAATGCCGTTAACAGAGGTTTAGCCCTCCCACACCCTGGAAACCTAGATATGAGTTCGGATGGGGAGCCTATTGACGCTAACCAAGATGCGTATTCACGCAGAACAATGGTTTCTGACCGTGTCATGGATGAATCCACCCGTATCCCAGAGCATGCCATCTTGAATGGTAAACAGTTTCTGCGTGCTGCACTCGGTCGTAAGCCGAGAACAGAGCAAATGAAGGCACCCGACACCGAACAACTCACACTTCCAGGTATCTAAATGACACTTCCTAACCCCAAAGGCTCTATTCCAGGCAAAATACCACGGAGTATCACGAATTACACCAGTTTGGTAGATAATCTGCGAAGCAGCCCAGATAATGTCACCTACACAGACGATGTAGAGCACGAAGAATACGGAGATATGGGTGGAGGACCACGCAATATGGGCCATATCCGCCCTAATGAGCACGAATGGGGCGATTACATCCAAGAGGAGCAGGAGTCGTACCTGTCGGACGTAGCCTCAGGAGCAAGACAACTACCAAAAGTAAAGGAAAGAGACTCCAGAAAGATGTCTTCACTAGGAAATATACGATCAAAGGGTGCTAAAGAGAAGCCATCGCACCTCTCAGAGCAATTCGGAGACTAAGTGGCTCTCAACCCTGATCAATTCAACGAACTACTGAAAACTGCTGGTAGACGGAGCAAAATGACCGTTGCTGGTGAACGTTTCCTTGCCCATGACGAGTTAGAGAGCCGTGGCCTGTCCCCGTACGATAAGTACAGTGACGCTAGTATTGCTGGTTTTGTCACCGTAGACGGGTACGGCATAGATTATACCCCTGTGAGTGGTATTCGCTCTACATATACCCCCGATGGCAAGGAATTAGAGGCTGTGGCTACCCATAGAGAAGGTGTAGCAGTCATCCGAGAGCACCGTGCGGGCACACATTCCTCACAGCAGCCAGACCGAAGCAAGCCTTTGGGGCGACCTCGTACAAGTTGACATAGAGAAGTACATTTTTTTCGGTGACGGGCGAGAGAACAGTCTATAATTGACCAATGGCTGCACATGAAAACCTCAACGAAGGACAGTTTGATATACAGCATCCTTATCCACGTTTACGTGAATCCTACGCACGCAACTGGGCAGATGGCATTGCAACTTGGCAGAACGATGTTGGTAATCTAGTATCACCTATGCAACTTCTAGGGGAAGGACGGGAACAGGCTAAGTTGATGGTTGACGAGCACCTTGCTAATCCATCATCTGATGTTCCTAAGCAAATACTCATTAATCAAGGTTTTAAAGATAGAAAAAGAGCAAGACGCAACTACGCATCATGGAACAACTAAATAATGGCTGCCCACGAACATATTAATAAAGACCAATCAGGTAAGTATGTGCGCCTACATCGTGGCTTTGGGGGAGTGCAGCACAATGAGGTAGACACGAGTAACTTGGGTGTGCATTGGGTCGGTGATGACGATGCGGGATGGGCAGACCACTTTGCAGGACTTAATGACGACGTTGTAGGTACTGTTCTTACTGGTTTAGTGCATAAGAGACATATTATGGAACCAGGCTCAGAAGAACATGAAGAGTGGTCTAATACAGGTGAGGGATCTTACGAAGCAGAAAATGAAGTACCTTTGCGCCCTGGAACCCCAGTACACATCATTGGGGCATACGACACTAATTATAATTCTAATGTTGTCAAAGAGCACAAGTTCACCCCACGCATACGGGGTAGGGCATAACTCAGGAATTTAAAGATTCTTTAGTCAAACCCTTGACAAGCAGCACACCTATGTGCCAAACTGGTAGTAGGGGATACTGTACAATAAATGCATGGGCATGCAGACACCTAGAAAAGAACCAGCGAAGCCGCTGACTCAGACCGCTAAAGAGCGCATTCATAACCAAGGGTACATCTCTACAACTGTAGATAATGCTCCATCGGGTCGCCTTCCACACATTGCAGCCTTCTTCCGTGCTGTCCACCCTGATCCAAACCATTGTGATGAATGCAGAGATCGCAACGAACTTGCGAACATGCTGGACAACCCAGGTTCCGAATACTAATTTAAGCCCTGTATGGCTGCGCCACTTAATAACTATCTATTTGGGGATCATTTCAAAGCCATTCATGGCATGACTGTTGATGAAGCCCTCTCAGGTAAGGTTGCCAAAATAAACAGCACCTTGATGTCCGCAGAAGAGTACGACGATAATTGGAAAGGCACACGTATTGGTAAAGGAATGCGTCCTTTTGCGGAAAGTCACGCTGAATTGATCCAACCAACTGATGTGAGCAAAACAGTACGCAATTTTCAAAGAGAGCATGGAGAACACCTTATTGGTGACTCACACCGTGTCGCTGCTAGTTTACGAGACCTAACGCAGGCTGTGCGCAGTGGTAGCCGTGAAAACGACGTAACCCTATATCGTGGCGCTCGTCGTTCTCCTGCGGAAGATATTGGTGCCTCTAAAGACAACGCTCTCTCCTTCACCCCAGACAGACACGTGGCTCGCTCGTTTGCTGCACCTCAAGGTACTTCTCGTGGAGAAATCTTTAAAGCAGCCCCAGGACTAGTTCGTGGAGTTCCTTTAGAGGAACTCGGTGGAATGCCAAGAACAGTCGGTAAAAACAGACGACCTGAAGCAGAATGGCTCATTGATCCACAATCTGTACCAACTGAATGGCCTAAGAAGTAATGGCAGCCTCAGAACACCTTAATCCTAAGTTGTTTCATGGAACTGCACACATCTTTGCTGATGAGGAAATGATTGACCCAGCAAAAAGCAAACAAAACTACTTTAAAATAGATGGTAATTATCCTCGTCCAGAACTAAAAGAAGATTGGGCTGATAAAGATACTGTTAGCGCTTCTACCTCCTATGACCGTGCGGCATCTAAAGCCGCCAGTAAAGCAGAAAGAGCAGGGATGTTATTTGCTCCAGTGTATGAAGTACCATCCGAATCCTTTACTATGCTCAAAGATCTAATACCCCGAGACCATGTAAATGATAATACTAAGGACACCGCTATATCTAAAAGTAAGGTAAAACCAGAAAAGATCGTTGGTTGGGCTAACAACCCATCAGTGACACAAGAAGGCATTGGCGATAACTTTTATACAAGGAACACCAGGTAATGGCTAAAAAGAAGCACGTCCTTAACGAAGATCAACTGGCAATGTTCATCCCTGCAAAAGACCTGATGGATGCAATCCCACTAGACCAACCCGCTTCAAGAAGGCCCCTTACATTACGGAATCTTCCTGACGTGGCTTCTCGTAAAATAAAAGAAGCAAAACGGGACGGCTTGTACAATGAAATTAAAAGTGAGGGCGTACAAACGCCTATCACCATAGGACAACACCCTATGCGTGTTCGTTCTGGTCGTGTCTATGACTACTTTCCAGGAGCAAACTATGAGGGTCCTGTTATTGAAGACGGGCATCATCGCATCTCTGTAGCAAACAGTATTGATCCAAAAATGGAGATTCCAGTAAAGTACGCTTCACCCAACGATGATCTTTCTGACTAGAATGGCACAATGCCTACGTATCAATACAAGTGCCCAAACGGACACATACATGAAGAAGAGCGCAGTATCCGAGAAGCACAGAGCGTAGAGCACTGTCTAGAGTGTCACGAGCCTCTCAAGCCCGTGTACTACGCCCCAGCCGTCAATCTCGTCGGTCGTGGTTTTTATTCCAACGGAGGATGATTCATGAATAAATCGGTTATACTTAAAAGTTCTATGGTCTGCCTAACTATCATCTCCGTTATTGCTTTTGTCCGCTCTTTTCACAAGGCTGTTATGAATGCCATTGAAGAGTACGACCACTCCCCTGAGGATAAGCAATACAGAGGATACTTCGTTGATTACCATCATGACTTTAAAAGTCGTCACAGGGTATAACAACTACTTACAATAGTGAGGGTGCCTCGTGTTACTCGCACCCTATGTTCCATACCGTCTATAATCTATGGATGAAGAAACTACTTTTCATTTCTGCTCTTTTGCTCGCAGGTTGTGGATACGACGGTAACTACCGTTATGAGTGTCAAGACCCAGAAAAATGGGAAGCACCACAATGTCAAAAGCCAGTGTGTGAAGTAGATGGAGCATGTCCCGATGTATTGCTCGGCTTTGATCCACTTGCAGGATCTTCAGTTATTGACACCATTCCAACAGAGGAGATAGTTGCCCCATGAAAAAGCGTTTGACACCAGCAGAACTAGATGCACGCCTTAAGTTTGTTATTGGTTGCATGCTTGGGTTCGTTCTTATGATTACAACCATCGGCGTTCTTTGGGCACTTGTGTTTGTTACACAGCCAATTGGCGCTCAAGCCGAAAATGACAAGATGTTCTTTGGTGTCTTGTCATCAGTTGCAACATTCATCACTGGAACTCTTGCAGGTCTTATGATTTCAACTGGTCGCAATGGCGAAGATAAAGATGGTAACGGAATTCCTGATAACGAGGAATAGTTAGTATTAACTAATATTTTTACAACTAAAGGCTAGTTGCCAAAAGTATTTACCTACAACAGGCCATTCAATTTGGTTCTTTTCATCAAACCATGCCTTACCTTCTGGATCATTAGGTATTGCATCAAATACGTTGACAATTTTATTAAATTCCAATGAGTTCAATAACTTTTCAACTCGTGCCTCATGGCAATTCCAATGATGGTGTGCCCCATCCCACCATTCCAAACCAGGAACATGGGTGCTAGGAACATCTAGGTGTTCCATAACTGACTCCACCATCCACCATGGCTCTTGTCCTTCTTTCCATCGCTTAATAGTTTTATGAACGTCTGGCCCAACAACAAGCATTGGTGCATTGGGTTTAGCAATACGCTGCATATCTTTAAGGAATGTAGATACTTCTAGCCATGGAATGTGTTCCAGTACATGTCCCATGTATATGGCATCAAATGTGTTGTCTTCAAAAGGGTACGGTTGACCAGGAGTTACCTTGACGTCTGGTTTAGTATCTTCTGTTTCCCATGTGTCTGCGTTTACCCAACCTTGTGCGTAATGTGTTCCACAACCAACATTTAAAAGTTTCATTAAACATTTCCTCCATCAATTGGGAAATACCAGCCACCACCATGCTTCTGTGCTGTAGGCATGTCCTGTCTGTGATTAATACCTGAGTAGTGTGCAATTAGCGATTTACGCACCATCCCATCAACATTTGGTACAGAACCACGATGTACTAAGCGACCATGCCAGAAAAGAACATCACCACGTTTTGGAAGGTACGTAACAACTTCCGCATTACGCTTCTCAATCTCTGCTTCAAACAGTGGAGTTAAGATGCGTTCACTGTGTTTAGGCCAACGATGATCTCGTTCTTCTGGTGAAAGCGCTGCAAGTATCTTTTCTTGTGTTACCACAGGCCAACGGTGTGACCCTCGCACAAACTGAAAAGGACCAGAATCAGGATGAATGTCTTCCAAAGCAATCCAAATTGCAACGTAGTAATCACCAACGTGTTCTGGATTTAAATATGTATCTTGATGCCAATTACGGCGAGTAGTAACCCAACCAGTTAGATTTAAGTGAACAGCCGCTGGTTCACCAAGTAAGCGTTCCATTGTGTCATTAATGTTGTGATGTGTCAAAATATTCATAACTTCTGGGTGACGACGGTAAGGAGTGCAATCAGGCCAACCACCAGGTCGTTCTTCATTATGCTCAATCCAACACTGCTCATAAGCAACCAACAGGTTCTCTGGAAGAAAGCCTTTCTTAATAACAAAACCATCGTCATTCCAATCGGCTGGTCCTGGGGCTGGGGCTGGGATAGTTAAGTCATGTAGTTCCATGATGTAAACTATAGCCGTGATTGTCACATACCCAATACACACTCCATCTATGCAGGATGCCATTGATCAAGCAATGCGTCTTGCCAAAGCACATGGCTACAAAACGTCTATATTACTTAGTATTAAGTCTGTGGGCACAGGTGCATGGGAAGTCAAACTCCAAGTCCTCAAGTAGCCGACTGTAGTGAGCAATGTGTTCACTGCGGTGCTCGCATGCGTCCTGAGCATGCCCACTACCGTTGTCCTCAATGTGGAAGCCGTGATGCTTGCTGTGAAGGGGTATATTAAGTGCTTTATATACTAAGTATTGAGTACGATGTTCAAAATCGTGTATAATGTAATACCGAGACTCAACGAAGACGGGTTGCTTGCGAGCGATCCGTCTTTCGTATCTACGGAGGCATATGAGGCTGCGTAAAGGTTTCTGGATCTACCTTCCTGTAGCGATCTTTGCTTGGATCACTCCTTTTACTACATCTGTTAAAGCCGACGTACTTGGTGAGTGGACATACAGCCAATCACAAAACTGTGGTGGTTACATTGAAGTCGTAGACAACGCCATAACTTTACATGGTCCTGATAACCAATTAGCACCGCAAGGGTCACCTTGTGGGGGAGCGCATTGGGTCAAAATTGAAACCACAATCCCTGATGATCTAGCAACCCTTGATTTTACTTGGTCATAT